TGTGTCTGCCTGGCAAAAATATCCCATGCTCTATTAACTATTCTTTGTGGATTTTCGTAGCTCATTTTATTTGTTATTATAATTACCCTAGTCCGGCTTTTAAAAACTGCCCACCTAAACTAGAAAACATGTTTGACTGTGCTATATCCGCTTGCATCATGCCAGCTGCGGCGTCAGATTGCATTTGTAGATAATTCATTTGCATGCCAGAAGCATTATTAATATCTTGAGAACTTCTAGCTTCTCTTATTTGCATTATTTCAGATTTACCCTGGCCTTGCATTAACATTACCTTTTCTTCGCCAGAAGCGATCATTTCATCAACTTTCATTTGGCCCATGGCTTTTTTCTCTTGAACATCCATTGCTCCTTGAGCTGACAACTTTTGGTTTTGAGCTTCTTGTTGTTGTATAGAAGCAGATATACCTCTTTTACTTTGCAAAGCTGCTTGCGCTAAAGCTGTAGCACCACCACCACCCATACCAGACATGGCTAAGGTGTCTAAAGTACTAGCTAAAGCAATATCAGTTTGTTCAGCTTGAAATTCTGCAGCTTGAGTAGCCACTCCTAAATTAGCATACTGGTTACTAAGCTTAGCATATGGGTTTTTCATATTAGCAAAAGAATTAGTCATGTTCTTATAAGGATTGGTTAAAGTAGGTCTATTTTCTTTTAACCTATTTAATTCACCTTCCCATCTAGCGGCGTCTGCACCAGCTTGATTTCTTTGTCTTTCTGCTTCATCTTTAGCTTGTTTGTTTTTCCAAGCAGAAGCTCCCATCCCTATAGCTCCAGCTATTAACATTCCTACTGCCATAATTTTTGTTTTATTTTTTTAATTTGTTTACTCGCTGTATTATTATAATCACACATAATTAAGTGTATTTAAAAGCCTGATCTTGAAAAAGTTGTTGATACTGCGAAAAGTTCTTTCATACCACCCACTTGAGTTGAATCATCTGTTCTGAAAGTTACAGTAGCAAAATTAGCTTTAATGCCGGCGGCTTGTTCATTTGTGTTTACACCTAAAAATTGTATTTCTTTAGGTCTAGTTGGTGAGTTGCTTTTAATAGAAGCTACATAATAGTTTTCTTTTAAATCAAAACCAGCTCTGTGTATAGGTAAAGTAAGAATATTTACTCCATAAAAAGGACCACCATTTCCAACAGGTGTAGAATCATAAGCACCTTCAATATAACTTCTTATTGGAGATATAGTATCTACATAAGAATTAAAATTAGAAAAATCATATCCATCAGAATAACCAGCTGTTGGAGTTTGTGCTTCTGAAACCATAGAAGTACATTGCCACCCATTGGTACCTTCATAACTCATTGTTAAGAAGTTTTTACTTAAATCAGGTTGTGGATTGAATACAAAAGTTACTTCAGCAGGTGTTCTTATTCCGTAAAACCTTTCTCTATTAAAGCCTGTGTCTACATTATGCTTGTATAAAGAACCTTGATTTGTAGAATAAAAAGAATTTTTTAAACTAGACATAAAAGAAGGATTATAGGAAAAGAAACTAGTCCAGCCCAAAACTGACTCATCAAAAGCTAAAGTGTTAAATGTATTTTGGTTTTGTGTACTCCAATAAGAGTCTCCTGTTTGAAGTGATAAATGATATTGTTTAGTATATATGTCCCAACCACCCAGTATCCTAGGCTTAGTTTGAGATACAAAGCTTATAGTATCACCTAACTGTAAAGTAGGTAAATTAATATTACTTTTAACAACCATTTGATTAATGTTAGGAACTGTAGTACCGTAACCAGCTTTATTAACTGCTATAGACACAACAAAGCCAGCACTAGTGACGTTACCACCACCTGCATCTATTGTTATAATACTACCTACGTCTATTAAGTTAAGAGTGTTTATGTTATTTAAAACTAGAGTAGTATTGTCCTCCTTGATAGACGTGTTAGTAACTGCTATAGAAGTAACTTTTGAATTGGAATTTAACTTAAAGGTGTTTAAAGAATCTCTAAAATAATCAACCATACCGTAGTTAGAAATTTCAGTTAAACCATCTCTTGATAATCTCATAACAGCGTTCCTGTTTACATCTGTAAAATATTTTCTATAACCATAAACAGCAAAACTTTCAGGATTGTTTGATATGCCATAATCCCCAACATAAGGAACTATTTGACCAATGACTAAGTTAGATGAAGTAATAGAACCTCCTCCTTCTGCTGAATATATAGCATCTTTGTCTATTAAAGCTCTACTAACTTTGTCTTCTTGAAAAACTATTAAATTAGTGTCTTCTGCATAAAGCTTTTGAATACTACCATTTTCTGGGTTAACTGCTTTTGTTATAGAGTCACCAATAGGAAAAGAGTTAGTAGCATTGAAATTAGTATTACTATTTAAAAGACCAGAATATATTAAAGCATTTGTTCTTGATTTTTGTAATGGATTTTTTTCATTTAAGTAAGCTTTTACGCCTAAGTCTGTTGATGTGTTATTATAACCACCTCTTATTCTGCTTTCTTCTAAATAATAATTTTGATTCATAAAAGAAGGAGATCCGGTCTGTAAATCAGTACAAAGTGAATCTGTAGGAAAAGCAGGTTGCACTTCTGCATCTCCATCATTTATTGGGCCAGGCCAAGTAAAAGTAGGTTTATTGTTTGTTACAGTGTATGTTGTATCTACTCCAGAAGAATTAGCGGCTATTATATCTCTACAAAGATCACCAGTAGCTACACGTTTTATCCAGTAGGAGTTAAAGTAGTTTAATTCTATAATAGCTGCCATAAGATTTATTTTTTAAAATGTTATTAAATTCAAGTAAAACCGAACCTCCCTTGAGTGTTTAAAACTTTTCCAGTAATGTCGTCGAATATAGTTAACATAATTGGACATGAAACAGCAGTTGGCTGATCAGTTATTACTTGCACGTGTATAAGCCATATGTCATAAGTACAATATACATCAGGCGTAGAAGTACATGGGTTTTGCATAGCTGAAGGACTTGCGGCAGACGCCGCAACAGCTCCATTGAAACTCGATAAAGTTGCGCCAGTTCCGAGTGCTGGTAAATTACCAGACATACCGTCACAGGATCCTGCTTCTGAACCCTGCCAATATATGTTTGTCTCGATTTTATATCTAGAATTATTACCTAAAAGATTAGGAAAACTTGTAGAATTTAAATAATTTATTGTTTGACGCCTATTATTCCACCCTTTAGTACTATTAAAAGTTGCAGGGTTAATATCGTCGGTTGCTGCAGAACCGCTGCCGGCAATAGTAATAGAGTCATTATTTGTAGGAGCAACAATATCAGTTCTACCTGACGGCACCCAATTGCTAGGACTAGGAGGACTTCCTATTATATTATTATAAGTTAAAACTTTTATTCTTGAAAATTTAGTTGTCGAAGTCTCACTATATTTATCTCCACTTCCTGGATATGTTACTATAGTAATACCACCTCCTCCATCAGCATTTAAAGCCATATTTTTATTTTTTTAATTATTGTCGTTTACATTTAGCCCTAAAGCTCCAACTTGTCCTGGACCAGGCCCACCACCGGCTTGTCCACCCATTACGTAAGGATTGTTACCCTGAGCCGGAACGGTAGCAGTACCAGTTTGATTATTTCCAGTAGCTTGTCCTTCATCTGTAGAGTTAGCCGCTGTATTACTATTGGTCCCACCAGCTGCGCTAAAACCAGCTCCAACCGAAGCAGTACCACAAGACTGTTGAACACCACCTACCACCGAAAGCCCATAAGATCTAATTACTCCATTTAATGGTGTGCCTACTATATTAAATTCAACTTTAATACCATCTTGCCCTATAACGTTTGTTCCAATTGTTTGTGTCATACCCAATTGTGAACCATTAGCATCTTTTATTATAAACCTAATGTATCTTTCTTTTAACCAATTTAAGTTAAAGTCTTGAGCCGCAGCTACACCACCATTTTCTACGTAAGGCTGCCCAGTTGTAGTATCTGTGAGTAAATTGCCAGCATTATCTCTAATACTTGGGTTTTCACTAACATAATAACCACCATACCAACCAACAATATACGCAGGCACATTATCTGGTATTGAATAACTAGCCGGCGTGTATATAGAATCAGAAGTACCGGCTTGTGTAAGATAAAATCCATCAAAAACTTCTATAGTAGCTGTAGAAATTGATGTAGTACCACCATAACCTTTTAACGACCCTGCCCGTGTACCACTCTGAGTGGTGCTGCCAGTATTCTGTGCTAATGATACAGCAGAATTGGTTAACAAATTACCACTTGCTCCTACACCTGTGCTAACTACTGGAGCATTAGTAGATATAACACCATTATTAATAGTAGTTCCATTAGATGTAGCAATAAAGCCGTTTACAGGAACGTTTTGAGACTGCATTGCCGTGAATGTTGCACCACCACCCTGCGACGAATCTGTTCTGGAAACTTGCATTTCTATTATTACTTCTGAAAATTCATTATCAGAAATGCCTAAACTAAAAAAATCAGCTCCAGATCCATTTTTAAAGTATATTCTAGAGTCTGCCTTTGCCTGTGTCTGCCCTTGGCTATTAAAAGAAGGTGAGAAAGCTCCAATAACAGAAACAGAAGGAACTATACTATATTGATTAACTAGATAATCTGTAAGATTTATAATACCTACTGGATTATTAGGCCAACCATTGTTATCATTTCCAAAACCTGCAAAACTAGGAACTGCATTGCCTATAGAAGTTGTATAACTATATATGTTTGTTAAAAGGTTTGAAACGTTTCCAGTTTGAGTGTCTTGTACTTGAAAAGTAAATATTCTTTGATTAGAAGCGTTAGTTGTTGAGTTTTCTAAAAAAACACATCCATCCGTTGCTCTTAATATATATTCATTTCCGCCAGACGGATCGGCAATTATATCATAAAAGCTGTCTAAATTAACATTGTTTCCATCTCTAACGGATATTAAAGTTATATTACTACTAACTATTGCACCACTACCAATTATTGCACTAACTGTACCTACGTTAACCGGTGAAGAGGGTGATGGCGTTAAACTTTCAAGTTGAACAAAATCATTACTACCGCTAATACCTATTACATCGTTACTTGTTCCAGTGCCACTAGGATCTAACCCTATTACACTATTATTTAATTCACTTATAATACCAGAACTACTAGTTTCCCAGAATATATCTAATTCAGATACTACAGGTTCCGTTTCAAAACAAGTAAATGTTTGTGGCTCGTCACTAACAGATCCTATTTGGAAAGTATTACTCATTATAGATGTAAAAGGATTTGTTGAAACTTTATAAAGACCAGAGGCCCTGTCTGTTGATGGAAATAAATCTTGATAACCTGCTAAAATTTTAACAACATCTGATTTTATGCTAGTGTTCACTTGAGAAGAATAAACTAAAGAAGTACCTGTTAAAGGAGTATTATTTATACCACCTACTATAACAAATTTATCCGCTTGATTCATTGCAACTCTAGCAAAATAAACATCGTCAGAAGTTGAAAACTGTTCTTGATTAGGCCTAACTTCATTTAAATCTGCAGGCATCTTGTTAATGTTGTCAGTCAAAAGAGTAGTTGTCATTTCACTTGGAGAATTAACAGTCTTTGGATTTAATATAACCGTAGTTCCATCTTGTGTAAAAACCAAGTCTGGAGTTGGTTGACTATTTTTAACACCTTGACTTGGTACTGTCGCTGTTGATGAATCCGTTGTTCCACAGTTATCAGCTGGTGTAGCGCCAGTTCCTGGTGTTTTATCACAACATACAGAACCAGGAGTATGTTGACAATATGGTGAATAAATTGCGACTGCTGCAGGAGAAAAAGTTATAGTGCTATCGTCTGGTATTCCAGTTATTGTATACGTAGCACATGTAGCACCACCTACAACTCCACAAGCGTTAGGACAAGGGTTATTTGGGTTACTAGGTGGACAACAATCGCTGTTACTAGTAGTATTTGTAAAAGAATTAGATTTAAGAACAAATTTCATTCCAGGCTTTAATCCAGTAGTAGTTTGTAATCCAGTTAAACTGGTTTGATTTGTAAAGACAGTATTGCTAGGTCCAGATGGTTCGTTACATTGAACTATTTGGTCTTGTGAATTTAAAGAACTCCATCCTATACTTACGCTACCTCCAATTGGAACTCCATACAGTAAACTAGGTAAATAAACGTTATAATATTCTTGTTGTTTTTGTTTTACAACAATTTTGTAAGAATAAAAACCTAATGGATTTGTATCAGCGGCATATAGGCCAGGGTATCCAGGTCTGTTATTTAGTTCTGTTGGTATTAAATTTCTAAATAAAACTTTTAAACTATCTCCAGGCCACTCTACCATACTTTGAGATCCTGAAAATGAACTACTCTTATAAGCATGATATACAGTAGAATCTCCATAAAAATTACCAGAACCAGCTGGTATTTCTACTCTGGGACCTGATAAAGGTTCTGCTAGTATTACATCTGTTTGCCTACCATATCTATCTTGTAAAATAACACCAACTTGGTAGGTTCTATTTTGTTTTAAGGTGTGATTTGGATATTGTACAAAACTATCTATAGTTCCGTTGTCATTAGCTCCTAATTTTTCACCTGTACTAACCAGATAATCTAAAGTTAAAGGAGAAGTGTGTTTGTCTATAAAATTACCATATATAATTCTATTGCCAGCAGACTCTTGAGCTAGTGCTTTTATTGGTACTTTATCAGAAGTTCTAGTTATTACCTCAGGTGGCAAACTTTTAAAAGGCTTTCCAGACTGATATTGATAAGTGAATTTTTTAGTATTATTATTTAAAACAAGTAAATTATTTAAAGTAAAATCAACATCATCTACTACCTGCAATCTTCCCTCATTAGATTCTTTATATAATATTTGTAATTCTATTACTTTAAGATTTGTAAACATTTCATTTACATTGTACTCCATAGGTATATTTAAACCTATTTGGTTTACTTTATTTTCAAACCAATTTAAAACAGTTTCAGTACCCGCTTGATCTTGTTGATTAATAACCCTATCATCTAGTCCAGAATTAAAAGATTGACTAGTATTCAACATGTAACCATCTTGATTAGGAATAAACACAGGTTGTGTAAATGGAGATGTTAAAGAGTACTCGTTATCGTCATATTTAAATCTATAAGCAAATCTTACAAATTTTTCTTTTAAATTCTCCCTGTCTCCAGCAAATTGACTTTTGTAATTTGGATTTGGCAAACTTAAATCTAAAAAAGCCTCGTCATTTCCAGAAATAGTTATATCTTGTTGTAATGTTATTTGGGTAGGAGCAAAATTAGATCCATTTGGCGTGAATTTTATACCATTTAATCTGTTTCCACTGCTATCTGTTTTAGTTTCATCAATTAAAGATGAAAATACACCGCAACCTGTAAAAGTATTATCACTACCCATTACTTGCCAAGGAACTCTAGGACTTTCCCATTGAACTAAATTATTGCCACTAGAGGTTAAATTTATTGCAGTTCCTGCAGAATAAGTAATGGCAGAATTTACTTGTCTTTTAATAGATATTCTAACTGTTGAAGGTAAGTACTCTGAGGTTGCATCTATAGCTGTTTGAGTAAATATTTCTATATCAGTGGCGGTAACAAGACTCTGATTACTGAGTTGAGGATATACAATAATTCCTTGTACTCCTGTATAATTTACTTCAGCTACGTTATACACCTTGTTTGAGCCTTTAAAAGCAAATTTATCATATTTTTTTAATTTACTAATACCTGGAAACGCCTGTGGTGATGGTGAACCAGTACCTCTGTCGTCATAAAAAACAATAGTAGCAGCAATATTATCATAAGGTTGTGTACCAGTGTTACCCCATGGATTCCACGCGTGATTTTGCCAAAAAATATTTTGCACTTCTGTTGTGTCTAAAATACTTGGTGCAAATACAGGTGCATATTTAGCAATAGATATTTGATCTTCATTAGTATAGTATGGAGAAGATATAAAGTATTGTTTAGCTGTTTCAATATTAATTTTTCTAGGTTGATTTCTATTGTCTGTCCAAAACAGTAGGTTTTCTATTACATTAATACCTAAAACTGGGTGTGTAGTTGAAAAGTTTAAAAAATTTCCTTGTATTAAAAAATTAGATAAATTAGTTAAAACATTATATTCAACAATTAAGCACGTAGATCCACTAGTAGCTGGATTACTTAAACCATTTACAGAGTTATCACAGTAATTTGTTAAAAATAAATAAATACTATTTTTCTCGTTACTAACATGACCTCCTATAACTTGTAAGTTTGGTGGTATTGATTCGTTTGATGGAAACAACGAACTTATTAAATCGTTGCCTAAAACATTTTCTAAAGCACCAACATCAGAATCCTCAGACTTACTAACAGCTACATTAATAGCGTTTCTATACTGTCCTCCAGATAATAATCTATCATCTAGGTCTTTATTCATTTTAGACTCTACAAATGTATGTTTAGTTTGTGCCATGTATTAATGTTTTAACCATTTAGATTTACCTCTCATAGTTTGTATAAGTGTATCTAATTTTAAATTACTTAATCTTATTTTAGCATTTCTAAGTTGAGCTCTTCTATCTTTTTTAAATCTTTGTACAACATATTCAGGAACGTTCATTCTGCTAGAAAGTATGCTATATACTATGTGCATATACATAGCTTCTTCTATCATCTTAGGTATTTTAGTATCAGCATCATATGCTAAGCCATCAGAAATATATTCTAAAGTTATTACTTTACCTACTAAATCACTACTAAAACTAAACATACCTCTTCTATCATCTATAGTAAACCAACCATTACTTTGTGACACAGCAGGATCCATACCATATCTTTGGCCATAAGCTGTTTTCCACCAAGCCCAGTTGTAAACATTAGATTCTTCACCTCTTCTGTCTCCTGTTAAGTCTCTTTTATTAAAACTGTTCCAACGTTCTTCTATTAAACCTTGAGCAGCTTCTATATTTGATTCAAAATTATCTTGTATTGGCTCTCCTTCAGTGTCTTGAATTAAAGGATCAATAGGATTCATTGTCAACGTGTTTGCTGGAAATATAGTTCTTTGTACACCATTTTCATCAACCCAGGCTAACCTAGTATAATTAACATAGTCTTGTGGTATTATTATATTTAAACTATTAGGTATTGATAGTTCTTGAGACTTTAAACTTCTTAATGTATCATATGAAAACTCTTGTAAACCTCTCTTAGCGTGAAAAACTACATCTTTTCTTTTAACATTAGTTATATATTTTCCATCTCCAACATATGCTGTCATAAAGTTGTCAACAACATCTTTGATTTTTATGTACTCATACTCCCCATTATTATCAAATCTAGCTTGATTATTTAGCTCTACTCTAATTAATGAGTCTACAGATGGAGCGCTAACAAATCTAATTATATTAAGAGGTTTTAATACATAGTCAGTTGTTTGAGTTTTTAAAACACCGTCTAAGTATACAGAAAAATTAGGATTTGAAACATTACTAACACTTGCGATTAGATTTGTATCAAAAGTGCATTGAAAATCAGTGTTAGTGCTAATCGTTTGCAAAAACTCTTGTTGTCCAGCGTAGTATTGAGCATTAGTTTCAGTTATTAGTCCCATTTTTTAAGATTTTTCATTTTGATTTTCTTGTGCAACTAATCCCATAGCTGTTTGAGTTATTTGATTGTCTCTTATTATAACTCCACAATAAATTAATATAGTATTTATTAACTCTACTTGATCTATGTCAGATATTTCAAAATCAACACTAGGATTTGTTGTAGCGGTTGTGGGGTTAAAAACGTAATTACCTATACTACCTAAAGAATAATTCCAAACTGGTGCATTAGGTTTTCTTACGTAGTAAACTGTTAATTCAGTATTTAAAATGTCAGAAGGCACTGGATATACAACATTTGCTCTTATTGAAAAAGCAGGAAAAGTTTTACTTGGAGATGTCAACTTAGACCTTTTGGCTAAGTTTAAATCATGAGTTGTCATTTGTGCTAACTCAACTGGCAGACTACCTAGTTGGTTATATTCTATAGTGCCTAGCCTGTGTAAAGCAGGGCTTAGGTCTGAAAGTTTATTTAAAGATGGCATTATTTTTTCTTCCTCAAATACGTCAATTTTTTCTTGATTAGTTTTAACTCTATTCGCATACTCACTATCGTTTGGAGCCATTCTAAGAGCTTGATTAAGATCTTCAAAGTATTTCTCAAATATAGTTAATTGAGCTTGCTCTGCTAGAGTATTAAACTCTGCAGGGGGTATATACCCTCTTTGTTCTTTGTTTAAAACGTACAGAACAGTTTGATAAACTTGATTTATTGATATTGCCATTGTATATTTTTAAAAAAAAAGGTGGCGTTAACCACCTTTATTATAATCACTTGTTATTTTAGATTTTTCTCTACTGATCTAAAAACTTCTAAACCTTCATCAGTTTTAAACCAAGCGGCTAAAGCTGAATAAGGGTGTTCATCAAAAGGAACTGTAAATAGCTTTCTATTAGTCTTACCCCAACTAAAAGTTCTATTGTCTCCTGATAATTTTAATATATCTTGTTCAACTGCTATAATACCTAAATTTCTAAGCTGCACATTTTCATCAGTAGCTAACTCAACAAAAACTTGAGGATTTGATCTAGCAAAAAGTAAAGCATCTCTTTTTAATTCATTACTACTCATCGTTGAAACCTTAGAACCATTTTCTACTCTCATTATAGCTTCTAAATGATCTATTTCTAATTCTTTAGCCAGATTTAAAGCTTGTATTTCCATTTCTATCCACTCTACTTCATTAGTAGCCTCAACTTGCGGCTTGTATTCATAAAACATTAAGTCGTTTTGAGGGTGGGCATTTAAAAACTTTTGTAAAACAACATTAGTCTTTTTAACTATTAAAACACCTTTTTCAAAAATAACGTGTTTTAAAGTAGCAGGACCTTTTTGTTCATCTACGAATATACTGCTTTGATTTGTGGCGTATCTTAATTCTCTATTATGACCTTTTTCTTTATCAAACCAAAGTAAAGGATATTTAATTGAATGCTTTATTGGTATTGTATAAGTTAATGGTTCATAATTATTTTTTAAGATATAAGTTCTATCTTTATATTCCCAAACATCTTTTTTTATTTCAGGAGTTGCTGCAACTTTTGCTACAGGCTTTTTCTTTTGTTTTGTTTCCATAATATAATATAATATAATAATTAAAAAAGACCCCGCCTAAGCGGGATCTTATTATTGTTTAATCCTTATGTAGGCTCTTCATCACCTATAGTAACTGATTTGCAAAACAAACCTTCACCTAAGTCAACAGCTGCAACAGCAGTGCTTCCTTTTGGTTCAGTAATTGCTTTTACAATAGCGGCGTTAATACCGTTTCTTGAAGCGGGTGTTAAAGCTGCGTCTGTACCATCTTTGTCTCCTCCAGCTATAATAGCTATTAAAAACGTTTCTGATGCAGCACCAACAACAGTGACACCGTAAGTAACAGCAATATCAGCATTAGTGCCACTTGGTGCACTTACGTGGACTATGTTATCAGCAGGTAGAAGATCAAAATCTCCATCTTTTTTCATTAGTTTTATGTATGCCATAATTTCTATATTTTAAATGTTAATAAATAATTAAGCTCCTTTGAATAACACGAAGTTATTAGCAGCTTGTGTAACTAAACATCTTTCAGATAGAAAGTGCACTTCCATAGCATCTAATCCTGAAGTATAAGCTCCACCTACAGATCCAGTGATCCAAGACTTATATCTTCTATCTTCAGTTTCAGAAGCTCTATAACGTACATGTAAGAAAGGACGTCTAATGTTTGATCCCATTGATTGGTCATAAACAGTTGTAGTACCAGCTGGAATCATAACACCATCAATAGCGTTAGACATTCCTCTAGTAGTAGCATCGTTTAAGTATTTCCAATCAGTTTTGTAGAAGTCATAAGAACCTCTTCTAAAACCTGAAAAACCAAAGTTTAAAGCCATTTCTTGCTCGTTATCAAAAAGACCATAAGAAGCAGAAGCAGTAGAACCAAATCCACCACCAGCTTGAGCAGCAATCATATCATCAAAATCAAGAGCCGTAGATCTTGATAAAAATAACATGTTCTCTTCAATAGCACCTTGCTTGTCTAATTGTTGTAGTATAGCATCAAAATCACCTAAAGCACCAGCTCCAGGAGAAGCAGCTCCAGCAAAACCAGAGTATACATTACCTCTATCTTCTATAGCGGCAAATAAACCTTCAGAACCAGAAACTTCAATACCAGAAGTTACAGTAGTACCCTCATAGTTAAACTTGTGACCTGATTTTTCTGACTCAACCATCATCATTTCTAAATAGTCATCAAATCTTAATCTTGTTTCAGACTCAGATTTCAAGTACCATAAGTAACCAGATGTTCCATCTTCAGTAGCGACTTCAACCCAACCAATTTGCGCAGTATCAGAACCATTAATCTCAAAGTGATCTTTAAGAATAATAGGATTGTTACTAAATTGTGTAAAGTTTGGCTGAATAGCACCTACCATAGACTGTGTACCTTTACCAAAGTCAGATCCATATACAAAGATCTTAACAGCAGCACTTGATAACCCAGTAGACCAAGTAGTCTTATCATAAGTTACAACTTCTATTTCATCCGTTAGAGTTGAACCAGCGTCAAATGGTGATTTAGTTACTAAAGCCTTTTGAGTTATTAACCCAGTAGCTTTATCAGAAACTAAAATAGTTTGACCTGTTCTAATAGCAACATTTAAAGAATCTGTTTTACCAACTCCAGTACCAATGTTGTTTACTTTTACTTTTTGAGCACCAGCACCGCCTGAAGCAGTAGCATCATCATAAGCAATGTGTAATCTATTTTGCTCAGACCAAACAACTTGATCAGATGTCATAGGCATTTCAGCGCCTACCATTCTCAAGAAACCAGACAAAGTCCTGTTTCCGTATCTTTCAACCTCTGCTTCATACAATTCCGGTAGGTATTGTTGAGCAAAGTTATTATCATTACCAGTAGTTGTACCTGTAAAATCTAAGTAATTAGTTTCTAAAGCTAATTTCTTTTGTGAAGGTACAATTTGAGCCGGGAATGATCCTGTATTATTAAAACTCATATTGTTTTTTTTTATGTTTTGTTAAATTTACTTTTTATTTTTAGTTTAGAACTGTCAGCTCCTGATATTGCTCTAACTTTTAAGCCATTTATAAAAACATCACCTGGATCGCTAGATCTTGGATCTGTATTTATATTTTTAGACTTAGAAATTATGCTCTTAGTAGCATCAGCTACTCCTTGATCATAGAAATGTTTTGCAACATTGTCAGGATTGCTAGCTATGTAAAGGGCTTTGTGGTAATCATCTAAACTGTCTACTGTACCGTCTTCTTTCAAAAACTTTTGAAAAAAATTATTAATACTTGACTGATCTTTTGACGTTTTTTCTACATCGCTAATTCCATATCTAAACCTCTTATCACCTAAATCAAATTCAAAACCTTTAAACTCATTTTTATTAAAATAATTAGATGTTTTTTCTTGGAACTCTTTACTAACTTTCTGTGCTTTATTTTGTTCTTCACTGTATCTATTGAAAAAATCCATTGCTTTTTGTTGTTCTTGAGTAACGCCCGGTCTCAACTTGATCTCGTCGTAATACTTCTTTTTCGTTTCCTCTAAAAAGTTTTTGGCTTTTGCAATTTCTTCTTTACGAGCTAGACGTTTTTTCTTAACTTCTCTCTCGCTTTCAACCTCATCGTCAAAATAAAATTTATCTTCTAAGATAAAGTCTATTTCGTCTTTTTCTAAATGAGGCTTAGTACTTTTATAATATTCTGATAATAAAGCGTCGTCACTTATTGTAGAGTAGTCTCTACTTAACCTTACATAGTCTTCTAAGTTTCCACCAGTTTCTTTCATGAAACTAACTAACTTTTCTACATTTTCAGGTAGATTTACTTTAACATCTTCTATTATTGGTTTTTTAATTTCTTCTTCAACAGATTTTTCTGTTTTTTCAATTTGACTTATAGGAGATTTTATTTCTTCTTCTTTAATATCATCTTTACTGGACTCGACCCGTATATCTTTGTCCATTTCTTGGCTATCTTTGGGTGATTCGCCCATAGGTACTTCTTTTGTTTCTCTGACTTGAACGGCATTTTCTTCTTTTTTAGGTTCTTCTTTTTTAGTTAAATCTAATTTTGTAATATTAGTTTTTTCTACTAGTTTTCTAGGCCTACCTGGTTTTTTCTTTACTTTAAGACCCTCAACTGTAGGGTCAACTACTGGTTTTTCTTTTTGTGACATAATATAATATAATAATTAATAATTAACGACTATGATCCCATCATAGAACCCATTAAATCCATAGTATTGTTACTATCGGCTTCAAAGTCTATTGGCATGTCATTATTTTCTCTTTGTGTAATCATAGCTGATTGTTGAGAACCAACTATTTTAGCTCTTGTATCTTTTCTATTTTCTATTTCTTGTTCTTTTTGTTTATCTCTATCACCTCTCATTGTTTCTTTAGTGACCTCGGTGTTAGCGCGTAATTGAGCTAACTGCATGTCATATTGAAACTGAACATCTGCTAACTGCTGTTTAATTTCACTCTCTTTTAACATTCTTTGTATTTCAAACTGCGATTTGCCTTGTTCTATCTGAAGTGTTGTTTCGGCTAAAGCTTGTTGTTTTTGCATTTCAGCTGCAGAGGCTCTTTCTGCAGATTCAGCGTTTGCTGTAGCTTGCATTTGAACCATAGCTTGTTGCTGCATTTGATCTTGCTCAGCCTTTTTCTTTCTTCTAACTTTTAATAGTTGATTAGCTAGTTTTAAGTTATGTATTTCTCTAACGTCTATAGCATCTTCTAAAGTTATACTCTGTTGCTGTAAAGCCATTTGAATATTTTGTTCTAACATTGCTTTTTCAGCTTCATCAGGAACTAATGACAGGTATACACCAAAATCATACAAATGTAAATCTTTTAAGTCTTGTAAAGTTCCAACATTGTATGAGCTTATTGAAGATCTCAAAGCATCTGCTGTTAGATCAAACTCTAAAGAGTCATTTATTCTGCATACTATATTCTCACATGTTTTAACTGTTAAATATAACGCTGATTGAAGTATGTGCTTTGTGGCAACGTTTGAGTTAGCTGCAGCTAGTTTTTGTAAGCCAACTAAAGCGTTTTCATTAGGTGTGCTAGCGTCTCTAGCTTCGTTTAGTCCGGTAACATCTCTTATCATTTGTAAATAATACTGATAAGTTTGTATTAGTGATGCTATTTTAGATTGACCACTAGAGCTAGATAACTCTTGTATTGGAACTTTACCATGGTTTAAGTCGCCATCTTGAGTCATTGATCTACCTACTATACTACCAGTTTGGAAATACATATTTAAAGCTTCCTGAGGGTTATAAGTGGTTCCATTACCCAAGTCTACTTCTGCTAACCCATCTACATCCATAAATACACCATCTGGCACTATTCTAGACATAACTTGTTGTAGCTTCAAGTGAGTTAATTGAATCATATCAGCAAACCCAGTTATACGAGAAACTAAAGATTCTATACGTCCTTTATAAATTTTAGGAGCTACTATGCTATAATTCATATTAACTTTAACTAGATTAGATTTTGGCCTTGTCATATTTTCCGCCATTTTCCATTCTAATATCATATCATGACCTAGTATTTTTGCACCACTATACAAAACCTCTATTGATCTACTAACTCTTTCAAAGTTGTCGTTAGGTGGAGGATTAAAAGTGTCAGGCTTTTCTAAAGCTTTTTCTAAACCTGTAGGTGTTTGTTTTATTTTAAAAACTTGATCTGAAAAAGTTTTATATTCGTAATACAATACATATATCATATTGCCGTCATTCCTACCGTTCCAGTTGTAAACCATATTACTATTGCCAGGATATTTTGATATAGTCTCTAATTCTTCAGGTGTTAAATTTGGAAATTGTTTCTTTAAATCAGACAATGATATTGCTTTAACTTCACCTACATACCATAAATCTTGAAAGTTTGGATCTTCTGTATATGAATAAACTAAATAAGCTGGATCAACGTAATCTATAGTTATACCTTCAGATCTATTCCAAGAAGTTTTTACAGCACCAATACCTAGTATGGTTAAATCTTCGTTAAACCTTTTTCTAGTTAAGTCATATTTATTTCTGGCTAATACATTGTTTATGGCTTCTTCCTCAGCTATCTCAATAGATTGTTTGTAATCTAATTGCATGTGAAGATTTAACTCTTCTTCGTTTTGAGGTAGATCTTCTGGGTTTTCGTTTGAATAAAGATCAATGCCTGTAGCTTCTTTCACATTAGAAATATAAGAGTTAGCTTCCATATCTCTAAGTATTGCTTCAGCATAGTCAGTTCTCTTTTTTTGAGAACTTGGATCTTGAGCAAATGCTTTTATATCGTACTGCCTGTCTGACATGCCATTTACAACTATATCTACAAACTTAGGTATAATAGGTATAGGTTTCCAATCTAGGTTTAGATAAGACAAATCACCATTTATAGCTAACTCATCTTTATATTTTTGTACTGGTTGCTCTGCTCTAGCATATAACCTTAAATTTCTGAAATTATTAAAATTATAATTATATCTATTTTGAACACCAGATCTAGTGCCGCTAAACCAGTCAGCTTCAATAGCTCTTCCGACTTGTTTACCGTAATCTAAACTTTCTTTGACTCTATCAGGCACAACCTGATCAGGAAAAGAACTACCGTTTTGAGTACTTATTTGCATTTATTTTATTATTTGTGAAAAGGATCCTTTATTATCAAATTGTTTAATTCCTAAATTAATATTTTTTGTAGATCTAACTGACACGGGCCGGTATTTATTTTTGTTACAGGCCATTATAGCTAAAC